GTAGGTTATTCGGCACTCCGTCGGGGCTGGAAGGCCCTAACTCCCACTGACGTGGTAATCGCTCAGAGACTGGTTTCTCATGTGCGAGCTCGATCTTTACTCTCTTTTTGTTTAAGCTAGGCAGCGGGGGCCTACTTCAATTACACTCATTTTTTACCCTCGCTCGTACGGTGCATCTCAGGGAGACACACTTTCCTGTTCAACTGCCTCTCGCGAGACAGAAGCACGCTCGGAGCCCGAGGTTACTATAGACCGTAACAACAAGGCATTATTGAGCAACCGCTACGTCGCCCCTATATTCTGAAGGATAGGCGTCCAAACTTCTGGCAGGCCAGCAACTGGGCGTGCATAGCAAGCATCCAGGCGAACACAACCGTCCATTTCGCTAAGCTATCCAACTATCCTAGGGTATCGGATTTCATTCTCTTACTCTCCCAGTGACAGGGAGCACGCCGACTGCATACTAAACCAGGCGAGGTAGATTGTCTACACCTGTGAGCAGTGCAACCGGAGGAGGAAAGTGAGGCAAGTTTGGGCGAGCAACAACTTCCACGACGTGTGGCCTCGTCGTCAGAAAGGGATGCTCTTCATACCAGGAAGCGGTACCATCATGGAAGATGGGATAGTCCTCTACCTTACGGTAGAGCTCCGTTGGCCAAACAAAGGCCCACCGTTTCCCTGCCCAATAGAACTTGCGGCGGAGAGTGATAGAGGTAGGGGATCTACGGGTCTTATAATAAGACTGACGGTCGAGGGTTTGGCGAAGAGGACGAACCTCCCTGCCAATCCACCTCTCTGTATTTTCCCGCTGTAGCCGTGCGCTAGCAGCGGAAATAATACCGTAGAATCTACTTCTAGGAGGTTTGCCCGTTGTCATAGGGACACCCCTCCGAACGCCTGTCTCCAGGATTGGGGCGCCGCCTCTAATGGCAGCGTCCCGGAACCAACGCTTCTTTATGAGTTGCTTCCGTAGCCAACGCGTCAGGCATCCAAGGTCACCTGACACACCCCGAAGGGCAATCTCATGCCGGAACATGATAATGCACTGAAGTACATTACGTTGGGAAAACCCAACAAGACCGCGAACTACTTCAGCGAGCATCCCTCCGGGTTCCAGTCGAGCAGGACGAAGAAATCCCAAGGTCGCTTTGGCCACCATGCGGTGACCTCTCGCGTCGTATGTTTGACTGTTTAGGTCAATCCACCGCGAGCTACGCCCTGTTTTCTCTTCATTAACGATGAATCCGTACCTCGAAGTGACAGACTTCCAGACCTCATAGAAGTCCTCATCACCACAAAAGATACAATCATCACCGTTGAACCTGCCCTTCCGGCTCCGATCCTTACCGTCGCGGACATCGCAGGCGATGTCAAAACAGGCCTTATTGAGGAGGCACAACAATGGGAAACTGACTAGGTTTCCCATCATCGACCCTCTTTTGATCTCAAAGTGTTCATCTTTGAGACAGACACTGTTCTTGTAACGGATGTTATCGAAACTTCCCAGAAGAACACTCCTCTCCTTAACCGTCAGCTCCGGGCTCTTCGAGATCTCGTCCACTATGACAGAGACAGCCGGAAGGTAGATGTTATCAGTAGCTGCGGAATAGTCCCCACTGATATAGAGCTCACCTTCACGCCTGTCCCCAACGATGGTCTCGAAGTCCCCTTTTTGTACGTCCCCACGGACACACCACCCGAAGGAGGTGATGTGATTATACAGTGCATTATGAATCGGAGTCAACACGCGCTTGACTTCCGCAGACTGCATAGTTACAGTCCGGAACTTCCCTTTAGACTTAGCACACCCTAAACGTACAGCAGACCAATCACCTGAGTAATCAGCCACGCTGCATCCAAGTGTGCCCCCGTCCATGGAACGTTTCTCATAACACCCCTGTTGATCGGGGACGTACTCACCGAGAATCGGCTCTCTCGCTTCCGCCATTCTCTCTTTCTTCAACCGCTTGCCCCAACCGGAAATGTTTTCTCTCACTGCCTTCCGCAGTTCATCGAGATCCCTTCCGCTTGGGCATTCCCAGAGTGGTATGTCGCGGGCGACATGCTTCCTCCACTCTGTTTTTGACTGGCTCGCTAGACCACGGTCACATTCTTTACAGGGCGCATCGAAAATGCGCTTTGTCGACTTCAGTGCCAGCGTTAGCCTACACCCAAGTCTGGAATGTTTTTTGTATCGTTCCAGACACAACTTGATCCAACGATCCCACGAGGTGCGTAGGGAAACACACGTGCGCTTGCCTTGCGGCAAGTAAACGTACTCCGGAATTCTTTGGAATTCTAGCAAGAGTACAGCACGTGCGTTTTTCAACGCCTTTTCTAGTGACCCTGCTGCAGGACAGCGGGCATTAGGAATAACCTCCGGACGAAGCCGGTCTTCTTCCACCACCAAAGACATTACTCGAAAGAGGGTAATCTCAGGCGAAACAGCTATAGGC